TGTGTTTAGATTCTCAAAGATGTCTCGCTTGATTGACGGAACAGACCCTTCTATTCTTTCAAACATCACAACAATCAAGATGCAGAAAACAATCGTACCTCAACTTAACACGTTGGCAAAATATGAATTGAAGTTTTCTAACACATTATATAATCCTCATAGTGGACACAACTCTGCAATGGGTGGTATTACAAGTTCAACTGGTTTTACTGTTGCTGGTGAATCGGGTGAACACTTTATAGATGATGATGGTGCTGGTAATCTAAGAGCGTATTCTCTTGTTGGTGGAACAACCAGAACATACCTCGGCACAAACATTGGTACTATTGATTATGCAACAGGACTATTGACACTAAGTTCAATCAACATTACAGGTTCAACCGAAACTGCTGGTATCACGGTTACAACTACACCAAGTTCAAATGATATTGTTCCAGTTCGGAATCAGTTGCTAGAGATTGATCTTACAACTCTAAAGATTACTGGTAACAATGATACAATCGAGTCGGGTGGTTCATCTGCTGGAACTGGTTACACAACATCATCCTCTTATTAAGGTTTTAATAAATGTCTGCACAAGACCCTACATTAAAGAATAAAGTATCGCCGCACATTCAAACTCAACTTCCAGAGTTTGTGCAATCCGATCATCCTTTATTCTCACTCTTCCTCAAGTACTACTATGAGTTTCTTGAAGCGGGTGAACTTGTTGTTACAGGAACAAACAACTATGTGATTGAAGAAACAATCACAAATAACTATGTCCTTGACGAAACTGGCGAGAACATTGTCCTTGAAGATTCTGTTGGTAAGTTCACTGTGGGAGAAACTATTACAGGTGCAACCTCTGGTGCAACTGCTCGTATTCTTGTTGATGACTTCGATGAGAACCAAAGACTATTCATTACATCCCAACAAAGATTTGAAACTGGTGAAACAGTAACAGGTGCATCTTCTGGTGCAACAACAACCGTTGCATCCTATCGTGCAAACCCTGTACAGAACATTCAACAACTTCTTGCATATGCAGATGTTGACAATACAGTATATGCTTTCCTTGACAAGTTTAGAGATTCCTTTATGGAGTCTTTACCAAACACTCTTGCAGATGGTATTGCAAAACGTAAACTCATTAAGAACATCAAGGATATGTACACTGCAAAGGGTACACGAGATGGACACAAGTTGTTCTTCCGTATTCTCTTTGATGAAGAAGCGACACTCATTTATCCAAGAGATAATATGCTTCGTGTATCTGATGGTGCGTGGAGTACAGATAAAGTTATTCGTATCATTGAAAGTGGTACGTCTGATTTCACCAAAGCGATTGGACAAACACTAACAGGTTCGACATCTGGTGCTACTGCTCTGATTGCAACAGTCATTAAGTTTAGAGAAGGCGCCAATCTTATTGCAGAGATTAACCTTGATGCAAACTCTGTATCAGGAACATTCACTGCTGGTGAACTTGTTACCACAACAGACACAACACTTGACTTAGAAATCTCAGGTGTAGTTAAGGGAATACTTATTGGCGGTAATGTTGATCTTGGTGGTGCTTACTATGAGACAGGAGATGTCACAACAGTAACAGGTGGAGGCGGTAATGATGCTGCAACCGCTCGTGTTGAATCTGCTGGTGCTGGTTCGATTGATGAGATTGTTATTGAGAACGCTGGTACTGGTTATACCGTTGGAGAGGAACTTCGCTTTACTCTAACCAACACAGAAGGAACTGATGTTCGTGCAAAGATTGCTGTTGTTGGTGGTGGATTTCTTTTAGAACAATCAACCTCACCAGATAATATCATCACTGAAGATGGTGACTTGATTGTTACTGATGATGACATTCAGTATATCAGCAAAGAAACAACAGTTGGTGAACTTGATCATCTTGTCATGGAAGATGGTGGACAGATTGTTATAGAGACTGCGACTTTTGGTAATGCGCCTGGCAGTAATGCAAATGAACGTGGGCAGATTACAAAGATTGAAATGATTAACAAGGGTAACGGTTTTATCAAACTTCCTCTTGTTCAAGACAGTGCAACAACAACTGGTTCTGGTGCAAGTCTTTTTGCTGCATCAACTCAGACACCAATGGTTGGACACGTTTCTGGAATCTCTGTCACAAACTTTGGACTAGATTATACATCAACCCCAACAATTACACTCAACAGAAATGTTCTGGTGAAGAATGTATCGGGTTCTTTTGCTGCTGGTGATACACTTACAAGTCACGATGGAACAGTTGTAGACTTTGACAATGCAAGAAATATTCTTGAACTAAAAACTTCTGTTACCTTTAATCAAGATGATACGATAACATCTATCACTGGTGCAACGGCAACAGTACATCAATCAACACCAGCAAAAGCATCTTCTTCTATTGGAACAGTTGGAACAACAGTCGGTAACTTCATAAACGATAGAGGTAAAATCTCTGTTGATACTATGCGAGTTCAAGACTCTTTATACTATCAGGACTATTCATATGTTGTTCGTATTGGACAATCAATCAATGAGTGGAGAGAAAGTGTAAGACGTTCTGTTCACCCTGCTGGTTGGAACGTATTCGGTGAAGTATCTTTTGCATCACAGGTTGCTGTAAGGATTCAAACCCCTGCTGCTGGTTCTGTTGGAGACAGTGCATCACCAGATACATTTACACCAGAACTCGCATCTACATTTACTAACTTGTTTACAACAATCTTTGGAAGAAGATTGGGTACACTCACAGACTCTACTAAGAGGGCAAATGGAAATGAAGGTTCATCTTCAATTCTTCCAAATGGTAAGAGAGAAGTCACACTTGAATCTGTAGTCGCTGTTCGCATGGATGGGCCCACTCGTTTATCGGGTGGTGCGTTTGGATCTACTTTGAATCTGTTACCACAGTACGCATTCTCTGTGCCGCCAACAAATACCTCAGAAGCGATACCACACTATCCAGGCATCTATAGAACTGCTGAGAATAATCACGACAATCGTGCATACTTTAATATTGATCAGTTTGGACAGTTCCGTATCAATCAAGTATCTGTTGCAACAAACTCAACAGAAACATTTGACAGCACTGCAAACAAGTTTGATTCAACAACAGTTTCGTTTGATGGCAATGACATAAGAATACCCGATGCGGCGTTTAGCACTAGGATTAATGTGCCACCGCCTGGCGAGATACAAATCAGAACAAGTGGTGCTGGTTCAGTAAATGCATTTGATAATAACTTTATGACGTTTGATAACACAACCAATACCTTTGATGAGGCAGTTGGTAGTGGAAATACAAGAACAACAGCGGGTGCAGTATATACATCATTCGATGAAAATGCAATAACATTTGATTCATCAACACAGAAATTTGACATAGGTAGTTGATAAAGTCTTATAAATAAAAGAAAGAATTTAGGAGAAACCCAATATGGCATACCAACCTCTAGGACTTGGAAGCGCCGCTAACGATGGATCAGGTGATGACCTTCGCACCGGCGGAGACAAGATTAATGATAACTTCGTAGAAATCTATACCAAACTTGGTGATGGTTCTACTTTGTCATCTGATACAGTTGCACTATTAACTGCAACACAGACAATGACTAACAAGACATTGACTGCACCCACCATCAACGGCGTAGTTGGTGGAACTACAACCTCTCAAACAATTACAACTCTGACTACTGAAGGTATTCAGAATGCAACTGGTGAACTAGAAATCACTGCTGCAAACCAAGTAGTTGAGATTCAGGGTGGTGGTTCAAACTCAGGTGCAATCACACTGAACTGTGAACAAAACTCACATGGACAAAAGATTATTGCACAACCACATAGTGCTGGTGTAACAAACACACTGACACTTCCTGCTGGTGGAAACCAAGAACTTGTTGGTACTGCTGCAACACAGACAATGACTAACAAGACATTGACTGCACCTACTATTACTGGTGCCGGTGCAATTGCTGGTGTGTTCACTGGTAATATCACAGGTAACGTAACTGGTAACGTAGATGGTATCGTTGGTGGAACAACTCCTGCCGCAGTTACAGGTACAGCAATTAGTGGAACATCCATTACTGTTACTGGTACTGCTAATGCACTGAAAGTGAATACAGTAACAACAACTCAACGTAATGCGTTGACTGCTGCTGTTGGAATGATAGTATACAATAGTACTACAAGTAAAATCGAAGCATACGCTGGTAGTGCTTGGGTTGCATTACATTAAGGGATAGATAACAATGGCAATTGATAGAATTACAACTGGAGCAGTATTAGACGGTGCAATCGCAACTGCTGATATAGCAGATGATGCTGTAACTGGTGCAAAGATTGAAAACAATCCTACAGTTGCTGGTAATCTTGCAACTGGTGGAACACTTGCTATTGCCGGACATGGTTCTATAGGTAATGCTGGTACAGTTGCTGGAACAAGAGCATTGACAGTAGTTGGTGCAACTGATGGTACTAGTAGTCAAATATTAGTTGGGTATAACTCAAGTCTTTCATCAAAGTTTTCTGTAAGGGATGATGGTTATACAACTGTAGGTGCTGGTATGAATGTGCAAGGCAACATTTCAGTTCCAAGTAGTTCTGGTATTGACTTTAGTGGTCATGCTAATGCCGCTGGTATGACAAGTGAACTCCTTGACGATTATGAAGAAGGCACTTGGACTCCTGCTGTCAGTACGGCTTCTACACATCATGCCCGAGTCGGCATTTACACAAAAATAGGTAACATGGTTCACATTCAGTGTTCAATTGACTTCACTCAATCTGGAACAACACATGGTTCAATATCTGGTCTTCCTTATGTTGTTACTGGTGTAAATTATACAGGCATAACATTTAGAGAATGGTATTCAACTGGTATTACGATGAGTGGAAACTTATCAATCGGTGGACAATCTACTAGTGGGTTTTGGAATTATGTCAATAATTCGGCCGCAACCAATGGACAACGGTACGGTTATGCGTTTTCTACCACATATAGAACATAATAAATAAGATTATAGGAAAAAACAATGGCAGCGATTATTACTGAAAATTTCAGACAACATAATGCAGACCAGTTTATTGAGTCGTTCTCAGAAGCTGCTGCATCAACATACTATTTGTTCATTGGTAAGAGTACACCTTTTACCAACTCGACATCTGGTGGCGATGATAACTCACCTCCGACTCCAAAGGACGATGTGACTACAGAATTTTATAAATGGGATTCGATGCTCGCTGCCAAATTGATCTCATCTTCTGATGTAGCATATGTTATCCCTCGTAGAAACTGGACAAACTCTACAGTATACGATATGTATGAACACGACATTAGTAGTTCAAACACGACTAGTAGTGGTGCAATAAATCTATACGATTCAACTTTTCACTTTATGACAAGTGAGTTCAAGGTTTATAAAGTACTTGACAATAATGCTGGAGCAGCATATAGTGGTGCAGAACCAACATCAACATCATCAACTCCTTTTGAACTTGGTGGTTATACTCTGCAATATATGTACACACTTTCAACTTCACAGATTCAAAAGTTTGTAACTTCTGATTTCATTCCAGTAACTACTAACACTACTGTATCTGGTGATGCGGTGGATGGTGCAGTAGATACTGTTCGGACTACTGCTGGTTCTGGTTATACAAATGGAACTT